TCACGCGACCCGCCAGGCTCTGAACCAGCGACGATGGCAGCACGGCAAGGTTCTTTCGCGTCTGCACGATCGTGACGATGCCCACGCGCAGCGGCGGACTGTCCGCGGCGTGCCGTCGGGAAATTGGTACGTCGGCGCGCTCTGCGGCAGGCTCACGGTATGCGTCGCATAATCCAGCGACATCGTCCCCGTCGTTACGCCCTCAATATAGTCCAGGCTCTTATACGTGATCCGCAGGCGAGCGTACTTGTAGCCCACCAGCCCATTGGGCCCCACCGTCAAACCGTTTTCACCGGGCAGGCCTTCAACATGAATCGAATCGAACGGAAGGAACGGCGCATCGGGATAGGCCTGCGAGAGGTTGTAATAGTAGTACGCGCCGAGCTGCACCCCGCCGCCGCGGATTTGATTGATGATCGCAACGCGGTCTTCCCAGGCGCAGAGCATCGTGCGCACGGCCGTGCTGTTGCCGGTGCGGACGAAGTTTTCTTCCGTCCCCTCGTCCCAGACCTGCACGCCGAGGAACGTGATCGCCGTGGTTGAATCGAGCGCCATGGTTCAGTCCTTCACAAGCACAAGCGTCTTTGAATTGGACAATGCCTTGTCGAGCTTCGCGGTCGTGGCATCGAGCTTTCGGACGGCTTCGTTCAAATTGGGCTCGCCGCCGCCGGCGTGAAACGAGATCAGATGCGAGTCGGCCAGTTGCGACGCCGCCGAGATCCCCGGCGCCTGCGCATTGGTCAACTGCTGGCGGTGAATCTCCTGCTGAACGGCGTCGCGCTCGGTCTTCCCGGCGTCGCCCGCCGCGGCGATCATCTGCTGGATTTGTGCCTTGGCAGTCGGATCGGTCGCCGCATCTTCCTGTTCCTGGAGCGATTTGACTCGCTGCTGGGTGGCAAAATTGACGGCCGAGTTCTTGGCGTCGTCATCACGACCTTCGGCCCGAAGCTGCGCCTCGTTTGCCTCCTCCTTATAGCCCGCGATTTGATCCTCGGTTTGAGCTTGCTGGAGTTTGGCCTTCCTCGCGGCGTCGGCGTCGTAATTGGCGAGGGCTTGCGCGCGCAGCGTCTGAACGCGCTGGATTTGCTGTGAGTCGAGACCGTCGACCGAACGCTCTTCTACGTTGTATTGGTTTTCTATCTCTTGTCGCCCGGCCCCCGTAGCGTCACCCGCCGCCTGCAATTTCAGAGCCTTGAGGCGATCCTCATCATTCAGACGTTGGTATAGCTCTTGATCGTGATAGCCCTGAACCGTTTCGTCGCGGACGACGTTTGCCTCTAACTTCAATTGGCTGATCGCCCTGTCCTGATCTGCCTGACTCTTGAACAAATTGTTGAACGCTTGGTACGGCCTGTTGCTCAGTTGTTCTATGTTCGCCAGTGTGTCGTCATGTTGGAATTGGGCCGCAAGCTGCTGCCGTTCCGCCTCATTGGGCGCCAGCGAAAGCGCTGCGGCCTGTTGGAGCGAGCGTGATAGGCCGAGCAATTCGATGCGATTCGTGTCCCCAGCGGCGTTGTACGGTTCTCTGTGATCTTCGGACTCTTTTGCCTCTGTTGCGCTTCGGTATTGGCCCTCTGCGATACCAGGATCCTCTGTAGAAAACATGCCGGCGTACAGGCTGTGAACTCCATAGCGAGCCAAGCCGTTTAAGCCGCTGTATTCGGATTCATGAAGCCCCTTTCCCTCTAGCATTAGCTGATACGGATCCCCTGATTTCTTGAGGAGATCTGACTCCTTATTCATCCGTTCAATCTGCTCAGAAAGGGCCTCAAAACCTTCGATCGCGGCCGCTCCCGCAAGCCCACTTTCCAGTATTGATGTGTCCACAGCCATTACCAAACTCCTGTATCAAGGCCTGAAAAGGGGTCGAGGTACAAGTACGTTCGTCGACAAACGAAGAATTTTGGCGTACGTTAATTGGATAATCGGAGGCAAGTCCATGCGGTGTAACTCTTCCATAACCCGGTGCGTTCTCGCGCTCAGTATCGGCTTGCCATTGATCTTTGCCGGCTGCGGCAAGAATGCATCCCCGACCGCGGGTGATTCAACCTCGCCGGTCGAGATTTCCGGAAATTTCGGAGCGTTGATGAATCCCAATCTATCGTCAAGGCAAATGATGTTTCACGGAATTAAGATTGGTGATCCCGAGTCGGCTGTGCTAGCTCTGCCCAACGCTCACGAGGCGCCAAACGGCCTCGTGGACTTTGAGGCATGGCATGTGGCCTACTTGGTCAAAGGTGGCTACGTCACCGAGTTATATATTGCCGGTCCCGAACTGAGTAAGTCCCTGGACCTTCATCATTCCGGAGACATCGAGGTCAAATTCGGGCGGGCGGACATCGCCGACGACAGCGAAAGCCAAGGTGAGTATGATTATTCGGGCCGGCATTTGCGCATCGCCTACGGTCCGCCTGAAGCGGGATTATCCACATTGTGGGTGAGCGTCACTCTGGTCCGTTGAATACTACACGAGAACCAACCAAGATTTTATGCAGCCAGGCTTTCCCGTGATCGAGGTAATCCCTGAATACTCCCCGCCGACGGACGGCCCCGGTCAATATTGCGTTGAAGGCGTTGATCGCCAAACGAAGATGGACAAGACGTTGCATATCCAAGCCGATAGCGCCGCCAACGCGAAGGTCAAGGCGGAACTGGAAGGCATCGTCGTCACTTCCGTGAAAAAGGTCGCGATCTAGCGAGATCGAATTTGCCTGCCGATATATCGTTGAAGGCCGCGAAGCAATGATTCAGACGTCGGCGGACGGTCATCCGACTCCGCCGCAACCTGCGCCGCCAAATCGGTCACCGGCAAACGCAACAAATCCGGAGACAGGCATCGCCGACGAACGACAATGCGGTCGAAGATCGCGTCTTGCCGGGCGTTGATTTCTTCGGTCGCAACACCATCTCTGATTCCCTCATCAATCCCCAGCGCATGCATCAACTGCGGCCAGGTCAATTCCGCCGCCTGGGCATAACTCAATCCCCCGCCGCGCGGCCCGCGGTCGGTGAGCCGCTTGAAGATTCCCCGCCAGTCGATTGCGCGGCCTGCTGGGCCGGGACCGCGCTCGCCGGCGGGGGCGCGGCTTTTTTTCCCGGCTTGTATCCCCAAAGCGACCAGATCGTCCCCACCTTCGACGCATATTCCCCATCGCACAAAAGCTGCGATGCTTCCGGCAACGTCAGCTTCGGATGCTTGATCCGCAGCAGCAGCCACGCCAGGAACGGCGCCGCCGACATCGACAGCGCCCATTGGTCGAACGCCAGCGACCCGTAACTGAACGGATGGCTGCGGAGATTGTCCACGGCCCGCTGATGCATCGCATCGCGAACCGCCGCGGGCAGCGCCGCCGCGGATTTCGCAATGCCGCGCAGATATTGGGCCGCCGCCTCTTCTTCCGCCTCGGCGAATTCGATCAGCCGCGGCGGAGAAAGCGTATGGCCGGGAAACGCCGACGCATCGCCCAGGCCCACCAGCTCCTTTAGATCGCTCATGCCTCACCTCATGAAACCGGCGTATAGCTGCCGTTGCCCTTGGCCGTAAATCGCGTGGTGATCTTGCCGTCCACTTTCAGGCTCTGCGGCGTTGAATCCACGACCAGCGACGAAAACGTCCACGCCAGCCCATCCAACACGCCCGCCGCGGATTCGTGCAGGCACAATTTGACGTTGGTAAGCGTCGTGCCCGGCTGGATCGAATACGGCGTCTGGAATGGGTTGTTGCCAAAATCAAAATCCAGTTCGATCGCTACGCTGCAATCCTTGAACGTGGCTTCGCGCAGAACGTATCCCCCGCTCTTGCTGTTCTTGAATTCGACAAGCTGAGCAGTTGGCTGCACATTCCAGCTTGTAATGGAAAGCTCGTTCGTGCCGAGCGCGGCGGTGCCAAAAGATCCGGAATGGAAAACCGAGGCGGCCAGGAGAGACTCCTGTAATGAATGGCTTTGGGGAATTCGCCCGGCTCATGCCGAGCGGCCGAGAATGGTGAGCTTGCCCGGCACGTTCGTGCCGGAGGCGACGGAAATCTGCAGGGTGTCGCTCGTGCCGGCGACAACCGAATAGCCGGGGTTGGGGTTCGTCACCAGAAAGGCGCCTCCGTTGGCCTGGGCCGTCCCCTGATCGGTCCCCAGCACGGGATGCGTCCCGCCGCCGACGGTGAAGTCCTGGCCGGCCGTACTGCTGTCGTTTTCGACCAATACGCTCGTGACGTGGACCACGGCCAATGCGTTGCCCAATGGATCGGTTGCCGATGAAAGATTCACCGTCAGCGGCGTGCCTGCGCTCACCGTGAACGGTTCGGAAAAACACCGGTCCACGTTCCCAGCGGTGTTGCCGGGTCCCAAAGCGATGTTCGGCTGGTGGCTCACCTGCGACGTAACCACGGCCGGCGCCGCGCCAGCCGTGAGCTGGCATTTCAATTGGACGCTGACCTGCGGATTGGAAAGAGTTGTTGACATCGAACGGTCTCCAAGAAGTTTAGCCGCCGCGGCCTCGCGGCGTTCCCCAGCGTCCCCCGTCATCCGTCAGCACAAGGAAACAAGCCGTTCGCGCGCGAGATACATGCTGACCCGAATGCTCAGCACGCTGACCCATCGTTGCGTGCCCCGCCGCCATTGCTTCTGGCCCACAGCGTCGTCCTCGCCTTGCGTGATTTCCCAGTCGCGAATCAAGCCTTCCAACCCGAGCGACGGACCCGCCCTGGCCAGCGCGATCAATGTCTGGAATTTCAACTGATTGACAGGTCTGACCCGAAGCGAGTCATGCGTGGCGATGAGCTGATAGCTTTGGTCCATTTCCGTCATCCGGCTGCTGGCGCCGAACGGCTTCAGCTTGAATCCACCCTGGAGCAGGATGACTTCGGGCACATCCGCGAGCTGGAGTTGCAATTTGAACCGCTCGAAGGAGTCGGCGGTCATATCAACCACGTTGCCCGGCTTGACCATCGACGCCCAGCCGGCGTCGGCCTGAAGCGAGCCCAGGATGGCTTGAGACGTTTGCGTGAAGGGATCGATCATGGGATTGAATTGCAAGCGGCGAACCACGATCCTCGAACCTCTTTATGTTTAGCCGCCTCGGCCTCGAGGCGGCATTCCAAAAGAGGTTCGAGATTCGTGGAAACATTTAGAATTTCACGGTCGCGACGAAGACGGCGCTGGGAATCTTCAGCACGGGCAGAAACGTGTCGCCGTAGACGATCTTCGCCGTGGGCGGGTCAGCGCTGGCCATGCCATATGCGAACATGCCGGCTCGCGCTTCCATGGCCGAAACCACGGCGGGCTCCGCCGGCGTGATGATCCCCGCCTTGGTCGGAACCGGATACGTCCCTTCCAAAAAGCCGATCCAGGCCGTGCTTGGTTCCGGCGTGAAGACAATCTGGTCATCGCCAACCAACGATTGGCGATTGCCGTTCTGATCGACGAAGAAGCTCTGGTACGCCTTGTGCCAGGTCACGCCGAGCAACGGATTGGGAATGTCCGCCGTCGCGATATACTGTGGACCGAAGGCATCGGGTCCGTAGTTGTCGCGGAAGAAGTAATTACTCAGATTACTGTTGCTGGTCAGATATCCGGGAACGTTCTTGCCATAGAACGCGTGCTTGAGTTCATAGCCCGTCAATTCCACGGCCGCCTGGTGCAATGCCCGGATCTGCGTGTCGATCGCCGTCGTCGTGGTTGACCACGGCGCGCTGAGGATCGCGTTGCCCGTGCCGAATACATCGAGCTGATTCTGATTCCCAGCCGGCACCGTATAGTTCACGGTTGTCTGCGCGCCCGTGGAACTGGGCAGAAGATTTCCCTGGTTGTCGTAATAAATCTGCGTCTTGAACAGCATCGACGTCAGCGCGCTGATGCGCAAATTGTCCTGCGTCCACCGCGCTTCGCGGATTTGCCGGCTTACCTCGTCGATGCCGAGCTTTTGCTTGGCCAGCTCGTTGTAGTTCAGAAGGTTGATGTAATCCTTTACCGGCAGCACGATGTTCTCGATGCTGTGCAGCAGCTTGACCGACATGACGCCGATCTCGCGCAGCTGGCGATTCTTCGACGGCGCTCCGTACGGCGAGATCGTCGCGTTCGTGCGCGAGCCGCTGAACACCTTGTATTCCCCGGTGTCCCCGTCCACGGTCTGATCGACCTGGAAGAACGCCTGCGGAAACGGATTCGGAATGCCGCTGACCGTGCTCTGGATGATCCCGCAGAGATTCGGGGCGCCGAGGATGTCGTTGATGGAAACGTAAGCCATGATGAAGGTCCTTGAAAATGCAAATTGTTTTGAAATTTGATATTTGAAATTTGAAATTCAGATTTCGGCTTTCCCTATCCCGTGATGTCATCCAGGAAGGAGACGCCCGGGCAAATGGCCCGCAGCGATGCCTTCACGTACGCCTTCAGACTGGGATCGGACGGATAGTTGACGATCATGCCCGTATTGATCGTTCCGCCGCCGGCCAGCAAGGTGCCGCAGAAAACGTCCACGCGATTGGTGTGTGTTTGGTCGACGATTTGCAGGCCATCGGTTTCGCACAGAAGCGTGAGGATGGTTTCGCTGCCGTCGGTCGGCTGGATCAGCGAACCGCTGACCGCCGCCGCGGAAAGTGCCGTGCACGTGATGACGCCCGTGGTGGTATTCACGGCCGAATAGGTGACGACTTGCGTCGCGACCGTTCCCGCCGTCGCGGGAGGGCCCGTCAGCTTGAAGGTGCCGGAAGCGCCGATGCGGCGTACGATTTCCGCCGCCGTGTTCACGTCGGTGGTCACCGATGTCGCCGCGCTCGCTGCGGCCGCCGTGCTCAACCCGAGAATGCTGTTGGCGTATTTCCCGGTTGCCGTGATTCGGCCCATCGGCATGCCCGCCCACAACAGCCACGTGTAAGGCGTATTGAGCGGATTACTGGAATTCGTGCCGTCCACGGTCACCGGCGGCGCCCAAAACTGCGCAAACTGCCGACCGGAATAAAACACTTCGCGCGGCTGAGACGTAAAACTGCCCACCACGCCTGGTTTGCCTTGTGGAATCGAAAACATTGTGATCCTTTCGAAGAAATGGAATTTCCCAATTGAGGAGAATCTGAACTGCCAACCGCCCTTACCCCGACACGCTCGCGATCTTTGTCATGTATTGGCGAAGCTGCTCGATCGGCGAGGAGTCTTCCCCGGGAACATGCCTCGCCATCGCTTGCAGGCCGGTCCTTTCGCCAAGTTCAATCGGACTGTTGTCGAGCAGAATCTCCCCGACCGCCAATGCCAGGGAGCGATCGCCGCCGGCGTTGGCCGTGCGTGACAGCGCTATCACATTTGCCCGTCCCTCGCTGCTTTGGACGAGCGTCGCCACCAGCCTGTCCCGCGCGGCGGGCGATAAGGACCCCCGCAATACCGCGGCATCGAATTTCGCCGTCGCCGATTCCACCAGCGCGGCCTGAACCTCCTGCGGCATCACCGGCGGCAACCGCGCCGAGAGTTGCAGAATCTGCTCCCGAGCCGATGAGAGTTCCGCCTGCAATTCCTCTGACCTGTCTTCCGTGGAATCGTTTTGGTTCGGCGATTGCAGCCATTGAATGATTCGTGCCACACCGCTTTCGGCGTCAAAGTCGTCGCCGATCAGGCTGCGGAGGGTTTGAAGTTGGTCGGCCGTGCAGGGCAACACCAATTCGCTCTGGTCGCCTGCGGAGGCTTCGCCTTCCGTTGCGGAGGCTTTGCCTTCCGCATTCTGATCTGAGGATTCCGCCACCAAAACAAGTTCCGGCGATTCCTCGTCGTTTGCGGACGCTTCGCCTTCCGCTGCGGACGCTTCGCCTTCCGCTGTCGCTTCGACAAACTGATCCTGATCGGGCACGACCGGAACCGGCGTCAGCGCCAGGTGCACGATCGCTTCCCCCCACTGCCGGGCCTGGCCATCGGTGAAATCCGGGTCGATGCCGACGGAGACGAGATTTCGCGCCGCCGTCAGGGCCGCGTCGTCTCCTATGAATTGGCACAATCCCAGCAGCCGATCATCATCCAGCTTAAATCCCTTGACGTACCCGACCACGTCGCGCGCCGCGTCGGAGTGATCGCAGTTGATGGGAATGGCGACCCCCGCAGCCAGCATCTTCTGACCGGCATCGGCCCAGCGGCCAAGGCGGTCGCGATCCACCGCCAGCGAAAACTTGCGCTTTGGATGGACATAGGCGCCGGTGTGGATCATGTCCTTCCAGAGATACGTGGCGGGTTGACCGGCAACCTCGGCCGGCAAATCGCCGACCCCGAAAGGCGAAGCCTCCGCAGCGGAAGGCGAAGCCTCCGCAGCGAAAGGCGAAGCCTCCGCAGGCGTCACCGGAGCATCGGGCGAAAGAACCGACGTGTGCAGTTTGAACGGTTTCGTGGGTTGATTCATAAAGTTTGGATTGAGTGAGAATGTTGAGCCGGCACATCATTGTGCCGCGCGCGGAATCGCGTAGGGTGAGCGTACTCGCCCACCATTTGCCCTTCAACACGGCGAATCACTGTGCCGCGCGCGGGACCGAGAGTTGGTCGAGCAAAGAGTCGCCGTCGATCTTCGACGTCACTTCACCGGCGCCGCGAGCCAGCAGCGTAGTCAGTACGCCCCGCAGAACGCCCAGCGAATCCGCTTCGATTGGCGCAGGATCAATGGCCACCGCCCCACCAGCACGCCGGCCGAAATTCAGAATCAGCAGCTCGTCCACCACGTCCCGGCTGACGGCATCCGCGATTTCGCGATCGATCAGCTCGCAATCCAGCGTGCCGGTGTCCGTGTGCGTTTCAGCATCGGCCTTGCTCCCGTGGCGGGATTCAAGCCCGGCGCGCTCGGGTCTCAGCCAGCCCCGGAAAATCAAGGCGTCGTAATACTCCAGCACCACCTTCATCCCAGGGGCATGATCGGCGCCTTGGACTTCCAACGTCGAAAGCTGCCACGGGCTTTTGCCCGCCAATTCGTACGCCATCCGCGGATCATTCGCCGACGCAAACCCGTTGGGGAACATGACGCTGCGCCCGGAAGAAACGGCATCGAGCACCTGCTGGCCCAGCCATTGATTGGGTCGCTCCGCGCCGCCTGAGTCGCGGCTCGTGCCTTCCGGGTAGTGCAGCTGCACGACGATCCCCGAGATTTTCTTCATGTACTGCGCAAGTCGCTGGCGAATCTGCTCGCTCTCGGACCAGGCCTGCCGAATGTTCTCGTGACGCGACCGGCCGTAGGGATTGCCCGCCTCTCCATCGTAGGTGTAGAGGAAATATTTTTCGCCCGTGAGAGCAACCGGCTCCCCGCCCGGCGGATGATTCAGCAGTCCCGCTGGATTGCCGTGATCGTCCATCAGGATATCCGTGCAATCCCACAGCAGCGGCTTGAGCCGGCGCAGGATTCGGCGGCCATTCTGGATTTGCCAGATCTTCTCGAAACCCGCCCACCCGAATTCCAGCGCCCGCAGCGCGTCGCGCACGATGCCTTGCCGGAGCGGGCCGAGCACCTGTTGGACAAACTCCACCCATTCATCCGGCACGTCCTGGCGGCATTTTTTGAACCGCCAGGTATTGGCCACGATCGGCGCCGCCACGATCCCGCGCACCAGCGCATTGGTCGGATGCGCGGAAATCTGCCGATACGTCGGATAAGTCCCGGAAGCCGCGGGCAGGAAGCCGACCAGCGCCGCCGCGCTGGAACTCGGAATTCCGCCGATCGTCGCGATCAACGTCTGTTGCTTCGTGGCTTCGCCAACCTGCGCCTCGACTGAAATGGTGGAGCTTTTTGTCATGCTCATGGTTCCCGTTGCAATTTTGAAAACCCGATTCCCGCGCCGCCCACCCTTACCGGCCGCTCAATCGGATATTCCCACCAGACGAAATACCGCAGCCAGGCGAGCGCGTGATACGGCTCCTGTGCCATTCCATTGCTCCCTGCCGGCGACTGACGCAGGTCCCGGATCAACCTGATGCATTTCGGATCGATCGACAGCCGCGTTCCGCCGCCCGCCGAGCGAATGACCGCCCGCACCGCGTTCATCGTGTCCTTCACTCGCGGATTGCTCGCCGGCACATTCATCCGCGGCGAAAGATGCCCAAGCCGTTGTCTGACGATGTCCCAATCGGATTCGCTCGCATTGCTATGCCGCGCCGATCCGCTGGCGTCCCCATAAACCGCCAGGTCCCGTAAATTCCAACCCCGGACCATCGCCCTTTCCAGAAACACCTCGCACGCCGTGTCCGTATCCGCGTTCGGCAGCGAGAACTCCTCGATCACGCGTACCAGTTTCCGGTTATGCTGCAACACCCCGCTGCACATCGGATTGACGTTGAAATCCAGCGACCAGCAGATATGCAACGACGGATCGTATGCCGTCGGCTTCACGTGTATCGCCGGATCGAAATTCGCGAACGCGCTGCCGCGCGCTCCCACGAACCTCCCAAGATATTCCTGCTCGAAGATCAGCGGGTCCAATCGCCGACGCGCCGACTCAATCTCCTCCGGACTCAGGATGTCGCTCGACGGCCAATTGAAGCACCTCCATTCCTCATTCGCTCCGCTTTGCGCCGCGACGACCAACCCCTCGTAGATCTCCTGTCCCATCGAATCCACGTCCGGCACGCCGATCAGCCACGCCCAGCCCCGACGATCCGCCAGCGCCGGCCGAATGTGCGCATCCCACAAAGTCGGCTTGCAATTCGCTATCTCGTCAATCACGCAGCCGTCCCACGGGCTCCCCTCAACGCGCTCCGGCCTCTCCATCCCATGCACCCAAAGGTGCGCCCCCTTCGTCGTCTCGATCCGCAAATCCGTTTCGTTAATCGAGCCGATCCAATCCTCCAGAATCAAAGCCTTCAAGTCGTCCCAGAAAATGCGCTTCGCCTGTTCGATCGTCGGCGCCGCCGCGAAATATCGGCCCGGCTGCCCGTGCCATGTCCGCCGGAACAAATGCTCCACCAGCCGCCGTTTCGCCAGTTCCGTCTTTCCACTGCGCCGGCCCGCCGAAACCAGCTTGAATCGCGTTTGGTCGTGCCACAGCCGCAATTGTTCCACATGCGGCCGAAGCTCAACCCACCTTGGGCTCCAATTCCGGTTCGGGCCGAGGAGTTTTGCCGGCGGTAGTAGCTCTCCCTTGTCCAAGCTCATTTTTCCCCAACAAAGAAAGCATCGCGGCATTTCCTCCTTTCACAGCCACCTCCGTTTGTTTCCCCCGTATCAAAACCCGCCGCCCCGCCCGCGCCGCAACCAGCACCGCTCCAAACCTCTCCTCCAAAACCACTTCGTTGATTTTCAACACCTCGCTGATATCGCGGTTCGTCGCCCCGTTAAAAGCCAGCTTGTGAATCTCCCGCCGCAACGGGTCCGAGGGATCGTTCGATTCCATCCCCGATTCTGAGTCGTCCTGCGATTTCAAGGTTCACCTGACCGACATATTAAAAGCGATGTAGGGTGGGCGTACTCGCCCACCGTTCGACTGTCCGCGCGAGCAAACGGTGGACGATTACGCCCACCCTACCCGACTGGACGAACAGATTCCGCCGTTCAGTGACCGGACGGGAAGCGGCGCGGACCGATTCCATTTCGTGGTGCCGAACGTCGTCGGACAGCGCATCATGTATGGGGAACTGATCGGGACGGACGCGAACTAAATGGCGTTTCCGTATCAGGTGCGCCCAGCGGGCGTCCCAGCGGCTGGCTTCGGATCGCTCCTTCGCTCAGGTGATACCGGCAGTGGTGCGATAGCAGGCGGCGTCGCCGGTGCGTTCAACGGCCACTCTCCACAAATAACCGTGCCGACGTTAAACGCGCCACTCGGCAATACCGAAGTGCTCAAGAGACGGTGCGGTCCATCGCGCACGACTATTGGCGCCGCCATACCGATATAGGGTTCCATCCAACTCATGGTTATTCCTCTCCAATGGTATCTTACCACACGGTATTCTTCGCCGGTCCTTATATTTTTCGGAAGAATTCCCCAAACCCTTGAATTTTCTATGTTTGGGACGATTCTTCGTCGCCATTTTATGGCGGAATCGAAACGCCAACCCAGCCGGATTTCTCCGGAACGATGCTTATTCTCATGTTCAAATCCTGTAGCCTAGCGCCGAAAACACTTCCACTCAACACCGATTTACTTGCGTGGCGGCGACTCTCCATTATCCCCGTCACGAACTCGAAGCGCGTCGGCGGCACCTGGTATTGTGACGCAAGCTGGAAAAACATGTTCAAGATAATCTGTGCGTCCTGCTGTGATGAGCCCGGCGGAATCGATAGCTGCGGTACCGGCGCGAACATCGCGACGCAGTTTGCGTCTTTGCGAAACAGTTCCATTGCGTTGAACGGCTCGCGGACTTTCAAATCAGACTCGATGTCCTGCCAAATAGACCAAAGTAACGCTTCAAGGTCGGCATTCTCTTCGGCGATAGGTAGCCCAACTTCAGTGGCCTCTTTTCGGCTCAGCGGATACCCATGATGAAAATATCGCGTGTTCAGTGATTCAGAAATTGTTCGTGCGCTTTGTTTGCGTTCCGCCGTATCTGGCATGTGAAGACGCAGCATCTTTTCCCCCATCGTTTTGGATAACTGAGATCCGCGCGCCGCAATAGCTATTCCCATAAAACCGACTTCCTCGCTAAACTTTTGAAATAAATCACGAAGGGGTATCTGGTCGGTCAGGCCTACGCCGTTTCTGATGAATCTTAAAAACGCCTGAACATCCTCAGACCCAAATCGAACGCCCTTTTGAATATTCGTAATTTGGGGATCGGTCGGCCCAAGGTTTCCGTTCGGGTGCATTACGATTTCATTCGCCCCAAGTGCTATGAGGGTCGCGGCACTGAATGCCGCCTGGGGAATCAAGATGGAGAAATTGTCCACGCGCTCGCGGATTAAGGATACGATGCGCCACGCAACGGTTCCATCTCCTCCATTGCTCACCACAAGTAAATCAAGATCATTAGCGTTTGGATCAAGCTTTTGGAGTTGATCCAGTAACTCGGCTATTGCGTCCTGGCCGATCTGGCCTTCCGCGCCTTGCCGAATACTTGTGACGTACACGATGAGGGGCTTTTTTCTCCTCTCTTCAAGTTGCCGATATAGCTCTACCCGTTCTGGCAGCCCCATTGCTCTTTCCTTTGCTTGAGACAAACCGCAAGAATACAAAACTATTCGTCTGACGCAATGGCAATACCAAAGGCAAAGGTATAACTCCGCAATGTCCCCCAAACCCTGTCAACCAACGCCGATTAGGAAATCCCCGTCACGACCGACCGTCATACCACCGTTGCAGGTGTGATTCAGATGGGGGAACCCGAATGAGTAAAGGGGGCTGCGGGAGACGAGAAACCATCCGGTGTTCGCCCCTGAGGCTCAGACCCGAAATGGTCCTTATGTGTTATCTCGCCTCCCCCGCATTGCATTTCTGCATTTCGCAGGCCCCACACCGTGCCACGTCGCAATGCATCAGCAAACTCTTTCCATTTGGAAGGCACCGATTCCAAACCTCGCCGCGATGTCGTCGCGCGCCTCCCCGACATATTCAAAACTCGCGGTCAACCGCCTGCTGCTGAGCGTCTTGTCCAACGCGGCCATTCGATTGTTCTTCCGATGGCCGCGCCGAATGCGCGATGGTGATCGGCTCATTCGCCACTGCGGCGATCTCGCCCGGTGATGGATCATCGCCGGATGGCTGGTCACGCTCCTGTACGGCTTGCCCGTGGCCACAAACAGCGACGCGACAAATTCACTCATGGCATTGCCGATGCCCACGCCCTGAAAATCCGGCAGGCAAACGCAACGATGCTCGCGCCAGCCCGATCGCACCGGATGAGGAAATGGCAAAACCGCCACGAAAGCCGCCGGCCGCTCCTCGACCAATCCCATGAAACATTGCGCCGACGGATGAAGCTTTCCACTCAGATAGTGATGACGACCGAATAGCTTCCACGCCGATGTACCGCAGCGCACGATCTCCAAGTTGATTTCCGGCCGGTGAAAGATCAAGGAGCTGCTCTCCTCTCTCCTTTCTCCACCTCTCCTCTCTAGCCGCTGGCTCCCCATATCCAAAACCCAGTCCGGCTCAAGCCACGGAAGCACATCGTAATGGCACGTCACCGCGACGAACCTGCGGTCCGACTGGCGCACGGCCCGGCTGATTGCGCTCGAGCCGATCCGTGCCACCGTCCGATCCACAACGCTGGTGAATTCATCCACCACGGCACAGTTAGCCCCCGGCGGGGAGGCTTTGCCTTCCCCTGACTCACCGGGGGCCAATTCCGCCAGCGTCCGGGCCATGCTGACTCGGAACTGCTCGCCGTTGCTGAGAAGGTGAAACGGCCGCATCCATGCCGGCGGCGAACTAAAGCCCACGCTTCCCAGCAGCTGCGTGATGTCCCGAACGCCCATGTTCGCCGGAAAGCCGTCCAAAATGCTCTGGTCGGCGGGCCAATCCCAATGCTGAACCATCCGATCACCGAAGGCCTGTCGCGCAACCGTTGTTTTGCCCGACCCGCTCGGCCCGACGATCACGCCGATGCTCCACGCATCCTGCAGCGACGGCAGTTCCACCGTGAAGGAGCAGTGAGATCCAGACCCCGCGGGCAGATCAAACATCCCGGCCACCTGTCGGACGCGGAAGCTGTCCCGCAGCGGACATTCAACTACAGCGTGAACAGTCGGCATGAATATCCCTCGGCCGTCAGTCGTTCGTACAATTGCTTCTGGCCGCCTTCATCGCGACACTCGGCAACGACTTCAAACAACGCGTCAATATCAGATGCCGCTTCAAGGGGCTCCCCCGTGTCATCGACGAACTTCTGTAGTTCGTCGTCTGTAAACCCCACATCGCCCAGCTCCCCGCCGGAAAGAAGGCTTGTCAGTGTTATCGCATCCCATTCAGCCAATTCGGCCGTGCGATTGTCCGCGATGGCGTAGGCCGCTAATTCAGTCGCCGGAAGATCGGAGCGAACGACCTTAATGTGCGACCAGCCGAGCGCCCTGGCCGCGGCAAGCTGGCCGTTGCCCGCCCGGACCACTCCGCGCGAATCAACGACGATCGGCTTTTGCTGTCCGAACCGCCGCAAACTCGCGACGATCGCATCCAGGTTCCGCTCCCCGTGCTTGCGCGCGTTGGCCGGGTCCGGACTGAGGCTGTCAATGGCCACGGTTTCGACGGTCATTATTGAAAGGTCCTCACGGCCTAATACCCCGTGGGCGCCGTCGCGGCCGGCCAGCGCCGCGCGGCATTGAGTTTTTCGTTGCCGCGATACCGAAGCATTTCCGCCTCCACCTGCGACTGCAATTGAGCAATGTGATCGCCCTCGGAGCCATCATCGCGCAGCCCGCGCGACTGATACAGCCAGGCGCCGGCGATCACCGCCGCCCAACGCGTGACCAGAGCAGCATCCGTCCCGATCGGGGCAAGCGGTGTTACGTAGTTCCCGAAATTCGCGAAGGTACTGATGATCTTGCCATCGGCAAAACTCAGCGCCTGTTGGATGCGCGACACATCCGCGGTGGTTTGCGCATTATCCAACTGTGACCAGGCGCGCACGTTGTCAATGCCAAACTGAGATTCGACATCGCTCTGAACGGCGTAGCGTCCAGAGGCTGAGCCGGCGCTGATGGGCGTCGCGGTGACAGGCATGGGCCATCCCTTTCACTTACCTAAACCGAAAAAGCTGACGATACATCCGGCCCGTCGGCGCCGATTTTCGTGAAGACGGCGACGTACGTGCCGCTTTGAACGTACGCGGGCGATAGCCAGCCGCCGTCCGGACCGGTCGCGGCGGCGGCCTGAACAAGATCGGGCTGCGACGGCCAATTTGTCGCCAGGTAAATCAGCACCTGAGCCCCTTCAACGCCATTGCCATTACTGTCGACGTAGCGGAGATTGTCGGTTCCGCCGGTGTTGTGATTGATCGCGATCGGACCGCCGCCGGCGCCGACGTTCCCCGCATTCACGCTTGGCAATCCGCCATTCAGCGAGACGGCCGTGCCGTTCCACTGGGTGACGTTCACATTGCCGCCGGATGCAAACGTGCTGGTTCCGATGCTGGCTGGGAACGCGACCGAAGCCGCGGCGCTGGCGGTCTGCCCCGCGACCTGTGTGATATTCACGTTTACGTTGCTGCCGCTCATCGCGACGCTCGCCGCGCTTGCAGCGTTGGAGGCCAGCGGAAACGACTCTGCCGTGCCGGTCCAGTAGATCGTTCCGCCGAGCATGCCGTTGCTTTGATCGGTGGATGCCGGAGAGCTGCCAGATTGCTGCCGGAACAGCACGTGGTACGCCCCGGCCGTCGTGATCGCGGCCGGGAAATCGCCCTCGTAGATCCCGGTGGTGGATTGCTCCATGGCGGCATTGGCGTAATGCGCCCAATCTCCGACCAGCGGCAACTCGAAGACCCCGCTATCGGTGCGCCATGCCTGGCCCGCGGCATTGAGGATGACGGCATATACCGTCGCGCCGGAGATGAATGGTGTTTTAAGCTCTTTAGACATTTCCGTGAACCTATATAGCCCCCGGTGATTCACCGGGGGTTTGCCGGTGGCGTCAGCGTGACCGTTCCGTCCCTGTTGGCCGTTACGGTCCAGCCAGCCGGAACTGGATTCGGCGTCGTTCCGGTAATCGATCCGATCAATCCGCAAAGCAGCGCCGAAAGCTGGAACAGGCTCGCTGCGTTGGCTCCGAACGCCGCCACCACCTGGTGGGGCACCGCTCCTGGATTCTTCCAAACCAGGTTCGATCCATCGTTCAGAAGGTTGTTCAGACGGTTGAATTCAATCTGGATGCGCGCCCAGAATGAATTCACGCTCGCGGTCAGCGGATTCACGGGCGAAGTTGAAAGATCGATTGGCATGGTTTCTCCACATAGCCCCCGGTGAATCACCGGGGGCTAACTGTTGTTCTCACAATCCATTCGCGTATCCGGTTAAATCCCACTTCGAATTGTCCTGATCGTACTGGAACGTTAAATACGCCTTCTTTCCCGCGGCGATCGTGCCGGCCGAGCTCGAGCCGAGGTCGTAGCCGGCGGCGAAGGATAGGATCATCGCGGTGCTACCGGAGTTGGTATTTTTGATTCGCTGCACGACCTTCGTGAAATCGGCCACAGTGGCTCCGGTCCCTGTATTAAATGGCGGCGGATTCACCGTCAGCGTGTTCGACGTCAAGGTGCCGGCATCGACGGCGATCTCGCTGAAACTGGCCAATGGCGGCGTGACGGCGCTGGATGAGACGCTCGGGGACGAAAATGTCTGTGGAATCTCAAAAACGGAAGTGCCGCCGGAAAGTATCGCGATGAAGACGTTCCCGGCGTCAGCTTGATTCGCGAGATAGGGGATATAGGGCTGCGAAAGATTCGGCGTATTCTGCACGAACCGGCAACCCTTCACCTCAACACCCGACATGCTGATGAACTGGGCATTGTGCGGGCTGCTGGAGGTATCGTTGTTAATGAAGTCGCAATCCTCGCAATAGATCGTGCAGTTCGCCCCCGCAAGGCTCCGCATGGTGCTGGAAACTCCGTTGTATGTCGTTATGAATTGGCAACGTAAAAATGTTCCGTTGAAGGTCCATGTTCCCGTTGTCGCGTGCTGGGTGGTATCGTAGTTGGACCGGAACCAGCAGTCATCGCACGTGTAAACAGTGGAGTTGCCGTTGCCCGCGCCAGAGTTCAAATACAGGCCGTCAATTCGTCCCGTGAAGTCGCAATTGCGCAGCGTAAAGGCGGTGGATGTCTGCGTCGATCCGGCCCCGGCCCCTATGTTAAACCCGATCGGCGCTACGTTGTTCGTTCCATTGATCGCGTTGATCGTAACATTCTCCACCACCGATCCAGTGCCCAAGACGACGAAGAGTCCCGGAGTTGAGGCGACGCCGGTGTTCTGGATGGTCGTCACGCCGATGCCGCATCCGGAGAGACTGACGCCGTTCGGCAGAACGATTTGGCCTGGGCAATTGTAAGTTCCCGGCCCGACGAAAACGCATTGCCCCGGGGTTGCCACTGAGAGCGCGTGGGCAATCGTGGCGTAGGGAGCGAGGTTCGTCCCATTACCCCTCATGTCGCTGCCATTGGTCCCATCCACATAAATCGCCTGGGCAGCGGTGAACGTTGATTTGATGAAATTCCCGTTCGTGTCGATATAGCTGGCAATAAAGCCGCCGATGGCATTGGCGCCAAAGCCCGCGATATATTTCTTGCCCGTGGTGCTGCCGCTGAAGGAAGGGGCGAATACTGTTCCAATGGCGGTCACCGATCCCGAAACCGACAGAGCTGCGCCGAAAGCCGAGCCGGAGATCGTCCCTGAGCTTCCCGTCACCGCGGGAGAGATCAAAAGGGTTGTGCAGTCCAGCTCGACATTCCCGCTGCCATCTGCGTAGACGTCGGCGATGGAGTCAAAATTCAGGCCGCCGCCGAGATATAATTGTACGGTCGAGGAGAGCTGCACCATGCCCTCGGCCACCGTCATCGCCGCAAAGCCGGTGTCGTCGCAGAAATTGAGTGCTCGATTCGAGCCGGTGTTGATGATCTGGATGCGGGTGTTGCCGTCGCTGTCTTTAACGTTGCCGGCATAATCCAGATCGAGCCCGCCGAGATTCAGCGTGCCGGTCAGCGTCCCGCCGGCCAGGGGAAGAAATTGTCCAATGTATCCGCCCAACATTATGGGTTCCCCGATGTAGGTGCGAGCACCTGAAATCCCGCTTGAATCCAATTCACAACGGCCGCAGGTTCAAGGTTCGCCTTCCAATTTCCGCTCCATTGGTTCTCCATCGCCGACAGCAGCGCAGGAGCGCCAGAGTATCCAAGCGACTGTGCGTAGGTTCGTGTACATCGCGTCGGGTCAGCGTAGTGCGGAATCGCGCCGATCACGTTGAGGACGCCGGTCACACCAGGAAAATAACATTGAAGATAGGTGATCGTCGCGCTCGGCGGCCCGTTGAAATTCAAAGCATTCGCTGCGCCGGTCGCCGGATTTGGATAGCTCGATGACCAGGTGTACCAGTCATTAACTACGCAGTTGCTCAGTGCAGCGACCGTCGCCACCGTCGGCAGCCCCTTGGCCCCGTCGTTGACGTGGACCCCCAGGGCAAACCCGCCATTGACGACCTCCGGCTTGTTGATAACGGTCACCGTGTCCATCGTGCCGGTTGGAACGCAGTCAAGAAACACGCCCCACCCGCGCGTGCCACCGTTGGTGGCAGGCGGCACCGGCGGCGGTTCAACCATCGTCAAGGCGCTTCCGATCATTCCACCAAAGTCGAACTCATTGCCACCTTTGCCATCACCGCCACCGTCGACCACAACATTGTGGAAGCGGCCTTGATACACTGCAACATAGCCCGCGATGGGATTGGCAAGGAACAGGTCCGTATCACATAGACCGCCGGAATTTCCTTCAAGTCCTTCGGAATCTGCGGTGGCGAAGACGGTGTTGACGTATCGGTGCTGCGGATCATTTGTCTCCGTCTTCGGGTTGACCCCCGTATACCAGTCGTGCTCGCGGCCCATCGGGTCAGATTTCGGCGCGGCCGTTACGTTCCAGCCGTTGTTAACCAGCACGTTTCCATCGCAGAGCATGTCATGGATGTGATAGTCATAAGCCCCGGCGAACGCCCCGTAGTTGTAAGCGATCACATTGCGGCGAATGATGACCGTGTTGATCGCATAGGTCGGCCCGGTCTCGATGTTGATGGCCGTATGGAAGAATCGGAAGCGGTTATCTTCGATCAGGATGTGATCGCTTGGTGCGCCCCACTGACCGTTTTGGTCGAGAACCTGAAACGCCACGACCTCACCGGCGTAGCCCTTGTCGTAAGTCGGAGAGGCTGGATCGCGCTGATCGGCGTAGAAATCAATGCCGTCTACAATCACATAATGGGCCGGGCCGTTGGCGACGCCCAGTTGCGCCTCGATGAGCGGACGCGGGAGCGAGCGATCCAAAAACCCCTTCGGACCCACGCTGACGAACATCAGCGGCCTCGCGGCCGTCCCCACGTTGCCACGCAGGTTCGTATTGATGATCGCCTGCGAGTAGATATCGCCCTTGTATATAATAATCGCGTGTGATCCGTTGGCGATGGCGGCGTTTTGGGCGCTTGCAAGATCGTTGAAATCGTTCGCGCCGTGATAGGGCGCGCCCGACGGACTGAAACCGATGGCGTTGGCGGGGATGTACGAGGTCAGATCGACGAATCCGTTTGCATCCTTCGGGAATGTCGCCAGCCACGCGTCCGATCCATACGTCTGCCCTGCCATCCCCGGCAACGCGCCCGGCTGTGTCGTTGGCGGAGTTACGACAGGCGACGGAACGACCGGCGGAGGAACAACCACCACTGGCGGCGGCGTCACCGGCTGGGTTGTGCGCTGAGTTGCCGCCGGGGTGAAGGTGACCGGCGTCGGCCCGACCGTGATAACCCCACCGCTCGACATCGTCGCCGATTGCGCCGGCAGGGTTGCAGTGGAACTTTGCGCTGTAACCTTTAGCGCGACCGCGATGATGAGTAGAAACAGCAGCGCCGTGATCGCGGGTATGAGCGGATGTCTTTTGTTGTGTCGCATAAGTCTCACCGTTGCACGAGCGCCCTCCGGGCAATCTTGGCCCGGCGGCGAATTCGACGAATTATCACTTCCCGTTATAGACAGACCATGCAAGGCAGCAAACCGACAGGCCGAGGAAGATCTGCGCTGCGCCGAAGAGTCCGGCCTTGTCAGAAAAGCGGAAACCAGCCCCACAGCAGATGAAAAATAGCACCAAGAAAATGATGCAGAGAATTTGCGCGATCATAGATGCTCCCGCTAAGGTTTCTCCGGTGGATCGTTCGCGGACTGTCCATTCATTTCCCGCTGCTGCTGTTTAGGCGTCAGCGCACCCCATTGTGATCCGATAACCCGATCCAGCTTGCCGTTGATGCCGTGCAGGTCGCTGTCGATAGTGTCCAGCCGCTTTTCGTGGCTTGATAGTTGCGTGCTCGTTGCTCCCGCCCACATTCCGCCAGCCAGGATGGCGATGGCCACTGTCACGAATACCGCGACAAGCGCGACCAGGACGGCCTTACGCTCAACGCGGACGATTGCAGTTTCGTTATCTGGCATACATTCTATCCCTTCTGTCCAGCCCAGCGCCAGCCCGACGGCGGCAAGCATGATCCAGGTGATTGCGATTTGCGATTGCGGCGGACATGCACTTTCACGCGCCGCCGAGATAAGCTGTCCATGTCGCCAAGCTCGCGCGAATATATGCGGTAAGCGCCGCTTGACCGATCGCGCCGGCCTCGTGATCCTGGAGAACGGACATTGACACACGCGCCAATTCTTCGGGATCATCGCTATCCACGCGCCAGTGCGGGGGCACCCAATCAATCGAATCGCTGACCACGGCGGGCACGCCTTCCGCCAAACTGTCCGCGGTGACGATATTGAACGTCTCCGTGCAACTCGGCTGCATCGTCAAATCCATTGCCGAAATCTGGTGTCGGAATTCCGCCCAGCTTTGCCAGGGAACCTCGATCAATTTGGCGGTCGTCAAGCCGGCATACATATTCCGCATCATCTTCAAGACGCCCAGTCCATGCTCCACGCGATCAACATTGATGTGGAATTCGATCCGCTTACCCATGCGCCTTCCGATGCTGATCGACGCCGCAGCAGCCGTGGCGTGGTTTTTAAGCAGTCGAATGGCTCCGAAACTGCCGATGCGGATCGTATCGCCAAAGCCGTGTGATCGTACCTTGGCGAATGGCCGGTCCTGATCGTAGAGATTGGGCAAGAGCAGGCATCGGCCGTTATATGCCCTTCGCGCCCAATCGCAGAAACGGGAACTATTGGCGGCCATCGCCACATTCAGTCGGTCGTCCTGGAGCGTAAGCCCCTCTCTAAAGAGCTTGACGGCTCCCGCCTCGACTTGAAGGAACGCCACTTGACTGTGCAGACGGACGATGAACTGCACCTCGTGGAACGCAGCGGACAGTTTGGCGAGTTCTGCGGTGGCAAGCCAGCAAGCCTCAATCACACAATGCGTCGGAGAATATCGTTTGAGAGCGGCGCTGATGTCGGCGGACTGCTTGGCCCCCGCGAGATTCGATTCGATGCCAGAGCGCCGAAGCACTCGACAGCTATGGAGTCCGTTTACTCCCAATCCGACGTGCGAACTTCCGTCGCCGAAGTCTCGATAGACGATGAGAACCTTGGCCTGTTTCGCGGTGTCGATCTTGTAGGGCAGCACAGTGTCTTTCAT